ACGATACCAACCGTTGAGTGCATTATTCCAGTTACCTGGATAAATCTTTTTAGCCGTTAAATAAGTCATCTATCTTTCCAGATATGTTTGTTGTTATCAGATGTTGCCGTCATCTTGGATGAAGCTGAACGCAGTGGTGATGAAATCGGTGTTAAGGATTTCGAAACCAGCGTAAAGTTGCCAGATCAGAATGATGAAGCGGCTGAAGTCGTCGTTGTTGTTGATCAGCACCTGAGCATTCGGGCCGCCGATACCAACGCCAACAGCTTGAGGACCGAAGAAGTAACCTTGGGCCACTTCACGAGAAGCATAGGTACCACCAGTGCCATCGAAGGAAGCACTGATGCTCTTGCTTGGGAAGTTGGTCGATTCGAAGAACTTCACACCTTCGAACTGAACGCCGGTTGGCATTACAGGTTCACCAGCCAGGAAGTAACCTTGACCAGCCTGGGGACCCATGTAGAAGCTGGCGTTGTTAGGCATCATGGGATTACCCATGTACATGCCTTGACCAGGGTTACCAGCGTAACGAGCGATCTCACGGAAGTCAGGATCACGACGCAGGTGCATCATGAAGACGGGATCGCAGATGCAACGATACAGACCATCAGAGAAGGTCGGAACGTTACGCTTACGCAGGTCCTTAACAACGTTCAGCAGGTCGGTACGAACCTGGAATTGCTGAACATCAGCAGTGTACTCAGTGGCGGTGTAAGCAATACGACCAGAGGAATCTTTGGTCTTACCACCAGCAAAGTAGTAACCACCTTGCGAAGTAGAGGCGGCACCATTGGCTTCAGCTTTGGCGAGTTCATCAAGGAACACGCGGTCACGCCAACGGCGATAGTCGTCGAGCAGCGTCAAGCTACCGATCGACTGGTGGAACATGTTAAGGTTGCCGGAATCCAGAAGAAGGCGCTGTGCCGTAATCAGGGTTTCACGAGCAATCTTGAAGGTCGAAGGTTGAGTAGGATCACCCGGGTCCGCAGGACCGGTGTATTCCTTCAGCACAACAAGCACTTTCTCTTTGGTGATGTTGCGGCTGTTGGCAGTACCGATAGTCTGGTCGGACACACGCTCACGGCTGTCCTTGGTACCAGGGGTACCCCAGAACTTATAGCGATCTAACTGAACGGTTTGACCAGGCTGCCGAGTGAAGTCATGAACGACCACAGGCTCGACTGCCATTTCTGCGATGTACGCAGGGTGGGGACGATAAAGCTCCGCACCTAAAATCTTGGGAAAGTCATTATCAATAAACACTTTGTTTCATCCTCCGTGTGATCGTCTAGGAAGTGTTTTTATCGGGTAAAAGATTCAGACATTTCCATGTCTTATCTATTAGAAATTTTAGCAGTTAGTAATTTAGTGATTACATATACTGCAAGGTTGGCGTCGTATTGCGTGCCAGTAAGGTATTACTGGATCCATAACCCTCTGGATCCTTACCCTGAACAACGTTCATAACACCACCACCAATCGTGCCACCAAGTGCACCTGCACCAAGAACACCAATTCCAGTACCAAGTGCAAACTCAGCTTTAGGACTAGTAGAACCAGCCTTAACAAGTCTGCTCATGTAACCTGGCCCAAGAGTTGCCCCTACTCCTGCACCTAAAGCACCGGCGCCTAACGCTTCCGCAATTAGACGACCGGGACTTTTTTCTTGTGCTTGACCGGTAACAACGTTTCCAAGAGTGGCAAGACCAGCGGCGGCGGCACCTGCACCAAGAGTCGACAATGCTGGGTTCATTGCTGCATTTGTTAATGCCGCCTTACCCCTTGCGAGTAATGGATCAAACTTACCGGCCAGTTTCATTGCCTCACTCCATTACAAACAATTTGTTTGCAACGACTTGAGGTTGGGCTTGATTCAGTAAACGCCAAGCATTTGTGGGGTCCACATCCATTTGGCTCTTAAAGCTGCCCCAGAAATTTTCAGGACGTTGAGGAGCAGATGCAGAAGGAGGTGCTGGCATGTACGGATTAATAGCTCCCACTGGTGCGGTGCGATAGCCAGGAGTCTCAAGTTCGGACTCACTTTCGTACACAGGGCATGGACCTTCAGGACCAAAGAACTGCAAGGTGTAATCGCTGAGAACATCAGGGTTCGTCAGGATTTCGTTATATGCAAGGTTCTCTTGGTGCTCGTTAACGGCAAAGTTTGCGTAACCGTTTAACAGTTGCAGTGCTTGTTCGTTCTCAACACGCTCGTTAACTGCAAAACTTGCATAATCAGTTAACAGACCTTGTGCTTGTTGGCCCCATGCAACAGCACTATCAAGCATACCCTCGAGATTAAGGGCATATTGATTGAGAATTGCTGGAGCTTCCCAGCCGTAGTTATTTACGACGAACCGGCTTTCGTTGCTTAGGTTCAGACGATCCGCTACTGCTTGGCTCAACTCCTGGCTTACGTCCGGAGAGGAGGGAATCGAAGAAGTTTGGGAATAATTGGGCGAGTATGTCTGGTTGGCTTGCCAAGTCTGCGGAACCGATTGATACGTACCCTGGCCGTTGACCTGTCCGTAATTGGCCGGACTGTAGGTCGTCGGTGCTGATGGTTGACCCTGGAACGGGGATTGAACTGGGCTGCTCAGAAGGCCCACCACCTTGTTGAACGCCGATTCCCATGGATTGCCCGTCGTCTCCGATTGGGATTGGGGGGCGTATTGAGACGGGTTTGATTGGTAATTGGGGGCCGCCTGTGGTACTGCTTGGGGGTAGCTCGTACCCACCTGATACGGGGCTGGTTGTCCCACTGGAGCTGTCGGTGCTGCTTGGTAGCTCGGCACCACGTAGCTGCTTGGAGCCACCGCTGCCGGAACTTGGCTCGTCTGTGGGATCGATTGGACGGTAGCGTCCTGCATAGCTCATCTCCTTTTGTAAAGCTTCTAAAGTTCGATACAGATATGGCGTTAAATCCAATCTTGGATCCGCAGCCATCGGAAGATCCGGTGCTTGCGGGTGAGGAGTCTGCATCATGCCCCCCACTAGTTTAGAAAATGCAGCGTATGCACCCTGCAATTCGTTCACCATCCTGAACGGAAAGCCGGATAGCATTTCCGCTCTTTCCTCATCTGTTTTAGATGGGAAAAGATATTTCAGTGCTTCAATGCTATCAACCCCTAACTCTTGAAGGTTTCTTACAACAATTGAGTTGTTAAGAATATCTTGCGTCGAGTCCTCATAAACAGGGCCTAGCCAGCGCCACAGAACTGTTATGTCTCCGTCTGGAATTAACCCCACCACATTAGGCGGAATCATCTGTGTTTCGATGCACGCCATCATGATTTGCTTGAGCTTTTGCTCGTACATTTGCATGGCTTGCTTGTACATCTCTTGTTGTTCAGGAGGTGCTCCAGGTTCAAGTGCAACTGGCTTCTCAAGTTTTGCAGCTTGAGCTAACGTTGCTTTAAAGATTTGTTCTTCTTGGTAGATGATTAATTCAAAGCACCGACAAATACCATGCTCATAAATTGCGTTTGCTTTCTTCTTGGTTGTTGCCGCAACACGACCAAACAGTGATTTGTATTCAGTAGCGGTAACGCCTGCGGAAATAGAAAGTTCGTCAACGCCACCAAGGGCAGTACGAATCTCTTCTCGGTATTGACGACCAAATGCATTTTGGTCTCCGGTGATTGCATCTGGAACAATGTAGCCAACGCGATCGTTTGGTTCCAGGTTTGCAATGACGCGTGGCACTCTGATCTGTGCTTCCATGCCACGACTGACGGGATCTGCCTTGAACATGGATGCACTCATGGGGGATTGGCTAGCAAACCCTGAGTTAGCGGCAATCGAAGGACGCTGGATCGCCATGTCACCACCGGACTCCATGAGGTCGGTTTTGGGACGTGATGACAACAGCGTTGGGTTGCCAAAGAACGTGATGTTCTTACGCATCGTACGCATCAATTCATCGTGCGTACAAATGGCATTGGCTAGTGCATCAAAGTCACCATGTCCTTCTGCGGAAAATCCCTGAGGATTGTTAGTGATTTCAACACATGGAATGAAGTTGAGTGTGTTTGGGAACTTCTTGGTATCACCCGTTAAGGTGTACGTGGGCATGTCAAAGTTAAGTTCAGATTCAGAATGAGTCTCTTCAATTGAATCTGCTTTGATTGACAAACGAATATATCTTTTTGCTCCGGGGCTATAAGCATTGTTAACACCGGGGGTATTGGTAAGACTCTTCATCTGGATGTCACCAAAGCCATTCATGGCCTTGCGCACCTTATAGCTGTAGATGATTACAACTTCGTCCAGTTCGCCATCAACGTTGTAATAGGAACGATATTCGTGTTTACGGAAATAATACAGACGGTAATTGTTCTTAGTAGGACGGATGTAAAAAAGTCCTTGGCCATCACAGATGAAATACTCCCAAATGGAATCAAGTCTCGTATCAAGTTTGTTGTATTTGCAAACGCGATCAAGGAAGTCTTTACGCTGTGAACCGAAGTTATCT